TAAATCTTTCATTCTGCTGCGGTCATAGGCAATACCAACTATTTTGTCTCTGTAAAGCAGCTCATCGATGAATTTTATCACTTCTGATTTGCTAATCGCAGGACCTGGAGAAGCCATAATGTATTTCTTTTGTTCCCAGTCGATATAAGGGACGTGATCGATTTCTTCTTTGCGCTTGATCCCTTCCTTTGGTATCCAGAAAAATACTTTCAACCGCCAATACTGATCAAACCATTTGCGATCTGATTTTTGCCAGATTCCATTTACACGCTCCATGTCTACATATCCTGGCTCAAACATTAAAACCAGTGCTGTTAGATCATTAACTGCTGATAAATCCATCCCACCCCAACATCTCCGGCCAAATAATAATTCATCGGGATAATCTTTGTCTTGGCATGCCATCCATAACTCTTTGCTGATCGCTGGAGACTCTGATTCCGTCCAGACACAAAAGCATAAGCGCTTAACAGTGGACATTTTAGACGGTAATCCTCGCGCTTCAGTGATTTGCTGGCGGATGTAGTCATAACCAGGGAGGCCGTATTGTAATGATGGATTTACTTTAGCCCAGAGAGATTCATCATCGAGATAATGATCATCCTCGTTGCCATCCTTATCGACAAAATCCTCGGGATCAAGAGAACAGACATAGGCAAAAAATTCATCGTACTTTTCTGGAGAAATTAATTCGCTTACTGCTTTCCGGCCCATCTCGTGATACTCAAAACAGACAGACGTTACATCGTAGCCGGAGTTTGTGATCATAAAGGATAGCGGCTGTCGGCGGAATTTAAATCCGGCGCGTAACATTTCTATTACATTACCATCAGGATGTTCATGGATTTCATCGAGGAGAACGATATGAGGGCGAGGCCCAGACTGGCCTTTACGCTCGGATGATATGACTCGGAAGAATGAGCCTCGCTCAAGATAAGCCAGATTCCAACGCTTCTCTCCTACGCCAGAAGCGAGAAGGCGGCTTTTTAACATAGGTGATTGGTCATAGAAGGCAACAGCATCACGGAAGAGTACCATCGCCTGAGCCTGATAAGTGGCTGCTGCATAGATTTCTGCTCGCGGTTCATCGTCAGCGACAAGACCTTTAATTCCGATGGAGGCTGCAAGTGGGCTTTTGCCAGAATTTGCCGTTGGAATAAGATTTCTACCCGCCAAAAACAAATGATCTTCGCTGTCAACTGTTATGCACCGAACAGGGACAGAATCAACGGGAGAACAATCAACAATCATTCTTCCCTCACTCAGCGCCCGAGTCTTTGGCTTACCAGCAAGATTGGCAACTTTTCTCAACAACCTTACTGGAGGGAAGATTTTATATGCCTGGAAACCAATTCTCCATCTTCGCCCTACTTCAACACCATTTAATTTAGCAGCACTTTCTCGTATTACACATTTGAGTCCGAGCGTATGTAATAACTCCAAAACATCGTCTATCAATTTTTTATTGCATAAAGTTATTTCACAATGACCATTGGCTGCGACATGACCATCTGTATCCATGATGCCCTGCAATAAAGATAACCGCTGCCCCTTGCTTGATCTAAAATAAATAGAAGGAACATGCTTATTCCCAAGCAAATTGTTTTTCCTAAGAATCGATTGAAAACTTTTATCCCTAGCCTTTTGAGATCGATCACCACCCAAAACTACTCTCGCTGTCGTACTAGATTGCTTTGCTCGTTCGTTAACAATTACTCCATCTTTTGTTATTTCATCAACAATTTGCCAATCACGATAAGCAACAGTCACTCTTGCATCATCGGCATTACCATCGCCTAGCCAAGTGCCAAGGGAATAGGGCGGAAGGGGCAAATTAGTCTCTGGCAATTCTAACGCTGGAGCGACATTAATCCGATGATTCCATTTAGCTTGCGGATGCTTACTTTTTGACCCTGCTATTCTAAATGTTTTATAAATAAATTCAGTATTTCTTTTTAATTCGCTTAATTTTTCATTGTAATGAGGACCGTCTTTCCTCCCAGTCCTTAATGAAGATATTTTCCATTCATGTTGAGCATCAGCAATAATTTCATCACCATCGGAAAATTTTAATCTATAACAATCATGATCATAAAAGACAGGGCTTACGCCAATAACTTTTGTCGGTATCCCCTGTGAATCAAATACATAATCACCAACTTTTACATTACCCATTGTCGTCCACCCATCGACAGTAGCAATGGGTGTATCGAGAGCTAATGGCCCTTTAGGTGTTTCTATATAAGAAACTCGGAAACGCCTGAAAGCCTTTACTTCGTTGCCTTCAAGATCAACCCACATAAGAGGATTTTTTTCTTTATCCTCATCGCATTTTATTTTACGTTTTATTCTTTTACAATCGGGAGGAATCCGCAACCATCCGAATAATGATCCATAGACAAAAGCTTCCCAGTCGAATAGGATGAATGGCTTCCCCTCAAACTGGCCACCATTGAGCTTTAAACATTCTTCTGGGAAGGCTATTGCTTCAGCAGCTTCCCAAGGATCGTAATAGAACCCTCGGGACTCGGCTGATTCAATGTCTCGGAAGTGACGGCGGCAGGCATCGCGGACTAATGGACCGGCGATTATTTTGCCATCGATAACATCCTGGGCGTATTTGGTGACTCGGTCCATCTACATATTACCAACGATTTCTTTTAATGTTTTTTGATAAATTTTTCTTTCCTTATCCTCTCTAACCAACAAATCGGCATGCAAATCTCTATCAAAAATATCTTCAAGAGATCCTTGCAACAATTTCATTAATTGCTCGGGGCGAACAGCGTCAAGCTCCACTTGCCCGAGACCTCCCCAATTTTTTGTTCTCGTATCACCTACCTTTGCAGGGGCGGGAGGCAGATCCCAGTCAATAACTTGACTTTTCATCAATGCAATCCGTTTCTCCCCCGCATTCCGCATGCGAGAGTTTGAAATTATCCTTTGCTTCCTTCATAGCCTCTGGCGTGTCCACTTCAATATGATGCGCTCGCTTGCAAGCGGAACACGTCAGAGTCTTTACATCGAGATGGGTTTTGATGCGATCCTGGTTAATGCTTTCCATTTTCGCCGTCACCGTTGCCGTTATCACTACCTTCGCCACCAACCAACACGAGACCGGAATTTTTCTTTACAGCTATTTCCGTCTTGTCATCTTCCTTGGGCGCACTCAGTAACTCATCAACGCTGGCAACGTGCTTCCCGCAGTTGTCGCATACAATCACCGGCTGTTGGACAAGTAATTCAATGCCGGTGGGGGAAACGATTGCCGGTACAGTAAATAAAGCCATGCCTGTTTTGAAGATAGAACCACCGCATGAGCATGTTCGCTGTGTAGCCAGCGATAAATCAATCTTCGGTTGTCCCTGCTGTCCCTGCTGCCCCTGATGATTATTAAACATCGGTCCTCCTGCCATCATACGTCTTTTCTGTTCACCCATTGTAACTTACTCCTTTCTTTTTTTTGGTTTATAAAGTTTTTAGATTTCTGAAAAATAATGTAGCGTGATGTTTCTCTCCACCAACAATTAATGTTGGATACGCAGCCATACATTCTACTGTCGCTTTTGTCTCCATTTTACTGGGATGTTTTTTGAGCCACCAGGAAGGAAGTATTTCCGTCCGCGCCCATTGCCACCACGTTGCGTAAAAAACAAATCCATAGATACCTTCCTTATGGGTAGAAAGCAAAGTTGTGAAGTAGAAACGAACCAGATCACTGGTCATATCTTTCATTACTTCCAATGCTGGGTTTTGGAGGGTGATACCGTCTTTTAGCAATTCCTTGGAAATCATTGAACAGACAACTAACTTCATTTTTTCGATTTCAATTGAGTTTGCAGTCATTGGTAAAATCCCTTCTCTTTGAATTTTGAAAATACTATTAAATGTATTTTAATATATTGTCAAGAATTATTTTTAGATATTTGCTTTCTTATTTAAAAAACCTTGCCTGCTTATCTTTCTTCTTATCACCTTTCGGATTCGCACTTACCTTTGTCTGACTGGCCGGGGTCATCCCGAATTCATTTGCAAACCGTCTGCATTCCTGAGCGCATTTCAAAGCGATGTCTACCCACGGATTCTTTTTGCTGGATAGATACAATACCTCCGGCACCTCCTCCCCAGGCTTATCGTCTTTCGGGCTACCCATCTTCCCGCGCCGGATCTCTTTGACAACAGTTATTACCTCTCCCTGCTCCGATAACATGCGCTCAGCGACTATCCAGCGGCCATATAATTGGCAATACTGAGCGAGGGTGGCTCGATTAATCTGGGCCACCAAACCGAGGACTTCAAGCAACGGGGTGATCCTGTTCCACTCAATTCTTGCATCAACCGATAATTCGATTGGACACTCAGGAATCTCAACATCGGGATCAGGTTCGTCCAAATTAGCTGCTTTAGGCTTATAAGTTCCCTCCAGAAGCTTTAAATTTGTTGGTTTCTTCGGATACGGCATAAATTACCTCGCTTTCACCTTGATGATACACAAAGACGGTTACTTTTTCAACAAATTCCTCATAGAACGATTGTTCTATAGAAAAATCTGAAGCAAATTTTTGCGCGCTGAGC